GTGAGCGCAACGCTCCCGCCCCCGGGCCCCCAAAGAGCCGTTTGGGCGCCCCTGTACGGCCTTGTTGCAGGCCGAAGCCGAAGAGACCGAGAACGCAAGACGCAAAGCAAGGTGAGGTGATCGCATGAAGTCCGCCGTGCTGGCAATCCGAATCATCGGTGACGCCACAAGCGCCGTGGCCGCGATGGACAAGGCCGAACGCGCGTCTATGAGCTTCAAGGACAAGGTGGGCAAGGCTTCGGTTGCTGCCGGTGCCGCGCTTGCCGCCATCGGCGCGGGCGCTGCGACGTGCGCGAAAAGCGCCGCCGACCTACAGCAGTCGGTAGGCGGCGTCGAAACCGTGTTCGGCGACAGCTCTAGCAAGATGCTGGAATGGTCTAAAAACGCGGCTCAGGCCGTGGGCTTGTCGAAAAACGAGTACAACGAGTTTGCCACGCTTGTAGGCTCGCAGCTACAGAACATGGGCATGTCGGTGGACGAATCCGCCAACAAGACCAACGAGCTTATCGGCCTTGGCGCCGACTTGTCTTCGATGTTCGGCGGCACCACCGCCGACGCCGTTGACGCCCTGTCTTCGGCACTCAAAGGCGAAATGGACCCTATCGAGAAATACGGCATCTCGCTTAACGACGCGACCCTACAGGCACAGGCGGCGTCTATGGGCCTTGGCGACCTGTACCAGTCGGGCGACCGCAACGCGAAGATGCAAGCCACTCTAGCGGCCATCACCGCGCAGAGCGGCAAGGCCGTGGGCAACTTCGCGCGTGAGGCCGACACCGCACAGGGACAACAGCAGCGCATGACCGCTAGCTTTGAAAACGCCAAGGCCGCATTGGGCGAAGCCCTGTTGCCGGCCCTCACCGCCGCCGCTAGCAAGTTGGCAGAGTTCGCCACATGGGTCCAGGCGAACAGTTCGTGGCTCGTGCCGCTTATCGGCGTCATCGGCGCCGTCGCCGCCATCATCGTCACTTTGAACGCGGCCATGACAGCCTACAGCGTCGTCGCCGGTATCGTTGCCGTCGCGCAGGGTTCCGTAAATCTCGCCTTCCTTCCGGTCATCGCCGTTATCGTGGCCGTGATCGCGGTTATCGCGTTGTTGGCGATGAATTGGGACAGTGTGAAGCAGGCCGGTGCCGCTGCCGCCCAGTGGATTAGCGACAAGTGGAACGCCTTCGTGTCATGGCTTTCCGGCATTGGCGCAAGCATTAAGCAGTGGGGTAGCGATACGTGGGACGGCATCAAGAACACCGCCAAGGGCGCAGTGGACGGCATCGCCAACTTCTTCGGCGGGCTGAAAGACAAGGTGCTGGGCGTGTTCGACAGCATAATCGGCGGCATCAAGAAGGCGTTTAACTGGGTATCCGACCTATGGGGCAAGATCACGGGCGCTAGCAGCGCGGCAAGCGGCTTGAGCGCGCAGAGCTACAGCGCGCAAGCCTACGCGCTGCCTGTTCGGCAGTATGCCATGGCGCGCAGCATAACGCCGCTGGCGGCGACCGCCTACGCGACGCCGAACCTCACCCGCGCGGTACTGGCCGCCCCGCTCAGCCGCACCGATACGTCACGGCCCACATCGCTCACCGTCAACATCAACGTGGACGCTCACGGAAATCTCGACAACGACAAGGTGGCCGGCGAAATCGTCAGCAGCCTCGACCGTTGGGCGCGCGTCAGGGGAAAGGAATTGGCACTATGAGCACCGCAACCCGCCTTCCCGAAAAATGCCGCGTGTACCTGGACAACACGCTTTTGCCCGAACGCGCGGACGGCACCGGCCTTCCCGTGCCACTCTCCCCCTTCACCATCGAGTGGGGCGTGAGCGCGCCATGGGACGCTGCCGTGCCCGCCGTGCTCAAGATCGTGTTCATCGACCCGGACGGCGATTACAGCCGTGTCTACACGACGCTCGCCGGGCACCGTATAACCATCGCGCCGGACTGGACCGAAAACGGCATCGACAACGGCCCCAACCCGGTGAGATACTGCATGTTCGACGGCATCATAACCGACGTGCAGATACTCGCCGCCGACGCCGGACATGACCGGTTGAGCATCACCGCGTCGGATCGCGTTTGTGTGCTGCGAAATGACTGCCGCAAGGGCCCCAACTGGAATCAGAACGAGGAAATGGTGCGGGGCTTCCAATGGTGGCCGAAGGGCAACATCGGCCCGCAATTCAAGGCGTGGCTGGCCAACGACGGCATTAATAACTATTGGTTCCCTTGGAGCACTTTCCTTGCTGGCATCAAGGCAGACCAGAAATCAAGTCTCCTGGACTGGTTGGAATCATTGAAGACCAGACAGATCAACGGCACATACACCCTTGAGATAAATCGTTCTGTCTTCATGTCATACAAGGGTCAGCCGTCCATGGTGCCATCGCTTGAAGCCGTGTATCTCAATTGGGACGTGGAAACCGTCCTTGCCGGCGCGAGAATCATCACCGGCGACGACGGTACCGACATCACTCGTGATCATCGTTACGCTGACGCGGAAAACGTGCTGATCGACGAAAACCCAACCCTGACGGCACCGGACAGCTACTACACTCAGCTCGAACTGCGCTACTCCCATCTCAAACTCGCTTCGTCATCGTCAGGCCAGCTCTACGAGGTCTCCCAGGACGGCAGCCTCGTCAAACAGATTGAAACAGCGACGTATGAGGGGGAGAACTGCCTGAGCGTGACAGTCAACTGGGCCGATTCCGGCGCCGCGCAGAACAACATCAACGTCCTGGACACCACGCGCGCCGAAAACTACCTGAAAACCCAGAATCAGCGCGTCCGACTCCCCCAGATCACCTTCCGTGGCGACCTGTTCTCGCAGATGTTCCTCTACTGCAACCCCCGCGTCATCACCATAATCGGATCGCGCTTCGAGCGTACCGTGCCGGCCACCCATGGCCCCTGGGCCGTCATCGGCGGCACGCTCACCTACGACGCGACCAACAAACGCAGCCGTTGGGCGCACAAGGTCAGACTCTTCCCCGCGCAGGACACCACCAGCCAGGGCAAACCGACCTGCGCGGAACTGAAAAAACTGACGGCAGCCACGTTCGGCCAATGCAACTGGAAACTCGGCGCGCTGCGCTACGTCACGAAAATCAAGGAGACCACATGACCGTAACCACCACACCCACATTCGGACTCCCCTACCCGGAAGACAACGAACCCATCGCACACCTACCCGATATCCTCCAACAGCAGGCCGAGGGCATCGAAAAAGCCCTGACACGCTTCGACTTCAACGGCACCGACGCCAACCGGTACGCCGCACGCCTCGCCGCCATCGAAAGCATCCTTGCAGGCTACAGTCCGCTGCTCGACGCGCTCAGCACCGTCCGAATCGGCAAACCGACATACGACCCGGCGAAAATCACCCTCAACGATGCCCTGCTGGTCAGATTCAACAACCTCGTCATCGCATCAATGCGATTCGCCTACAGCGCCGGCGTCATCACCCAGGAAAACGCCTCATACAGCCCGTTCACCGTGCCGCAGGGCTTCGGCAAGGCCGGCTCGACCCGCAACCGAATCAGCATCACCCACAGCCTGATAGCCCCCGGCACCGACGACGCGGTCATATCCGGCCACACGATAACCCAATGGTCGATAACCAACCCCACCAGCGAGTTCTCGCTGATGGGCATCTGGACCACCGCCGACGAATAAACCCCCGGAAGAAAGGACAACCAATGGACGACACCGATCTGGCCGCACTCATCATAGTGGTCATCTTCATCGGCATCGACTACATCACCGGCCTCATGAAGGCCGCCATGCAGCACGACATCAGCAGCGAGAAAATGCGGCTCGGGCTCTGGCACAAAAGCGGCCTGATCCTCGTGATGCTGCTCGCCGAAATCGTGGAACGCGGCCAAGCCTATCTGGACCTCGGCTACAACATGCCCCTCATCGTGCCCGCCGCCGTCTACATCAGCATCACCGAAATCAGCTCGATACTGGAGAACCTCGGCGAGATCAACCCCGAAATAGCGAACAGCCCCCTGTTGCAATTGTTCCGCAGCGCCAAGAACACGAACGATAACGATGAAGACGGCAAGTCATGATCCTCGCCATCGCAATGCTGTGGATCGTCGGCGCAACGGTCGTCATGCTGTTCATACATGGCAGCGACCCTCGCCGTTGAGCACCGCCGCCGACTGGCTGCTCGCCCTCGGCGCGATCCCCTTCATTCCCATCGTCGGCGCCGCCGT